ACGTGAGAGCGGCAACCAGGATAGCGATCAAGTGCAAAGCGTGAACGGAGGTGCAGGTAGATGGAATTTAAGCCGCACGCCTATCAGCAGCATTGTATAAACCGGATTCTGGCGGTTAAAAAAATAGGCTTATTTTTGGATATGGGTCTTGGCAAGACCGTTACGACGCTGACAGCGGTCAAGGAGCTGAAATATAACCGTTTTCAGGTACGCAGGGTTTTAATCATAGCCCCTAAGAAGGTGGCAGAGGGGACGTGGAGCAAGGAGGCAGCCAAATGGGACCATACCCGTATGCTGCGGGTGTCCCCTGTTCTCGGAAGCCAGGCGAAAAGAATCAAAGCGTTAAATACACCGGCGGATTTATATATCGTCAACCGAGAAAACGTGGTGTGGCTGGTGGATTATTACCGGAATGCCTGGCCGTTCGATATGGTGGTTGTGGATGAGTCAAGCAGTTTTAAAAACCACAGTGCGAAGCGTTTTAAAGCATTGGCGAGCATGGGAGATAAAATCGACCGCATGGTCGAACTGACTGGTACGCCATCACCTAACGGGCTGGATGATTTGTGGAGTCAGGTCTATCTGCTGGATGGCGGCGAGCGGCTTGGAAAGAGGTATACACAGTTCCGTGAACGGTATTTCCAGCCGGACAAGCGCGGCGCGGACGGTATGGTGTACAGCTATGAAGCGAAGCCAGGCAGTGAGCAAAGCATCCTTGACCGGATATCTGACATCTGCATCAGCATGAAAGCGGAGGACTATCTGCAGCTTCCGGACATCACATACCACGAAATCCCGGTGGAGCTGGATGCCAAATCCCGGAAAGCCTATGACGAACTGGAACGGATGATGGTTTTACAGCTTCCGGAAGATGAGGCGGATATCAGCGTTACCAGCGCGGCGGCCCTCAGCAATAAACTTTTACAGCTTGCAAACGGGGCGCTGTATGACGAGGATCACAGCGTACATGAAATACATAACTGCAAGATAGAGGCATTTATAGAGCTGATCGAGTCCTTGCAGGGAAAACCGGCATTGGTTTTTTATAATTACCAGCATGACCGGACGAGGATTTTAGAAGCCTTGGGGAAGATGCATCTGCGGGTCCGGGAACTGAAAACAACACAGGACGAGGACGACTGGAACGCCGGAAAAATCGATGTACTTCTGACGCATCCGGCCAGTAGTGCATATGGCTTGAACCTACAGCAAGGCGGAAACCATGTGATTTGGTTCGGTCTGACATGGAATTATGAGTTATACACACAGGCAAATAAAAGACTGCATCGGCAGGGGCAGCAGGAGAAGGTAATCATCCATCACCTGATAACCAGCGGAACCCGTGACGAGGACGTGATGCAGGCCTTACAGCGCAAGGAGGATGTGCAGAATTGGGTAATGGAGTCGTTAAAAGCAAGGATTCGAAAAATCCGAGAAATGGCGAAGTGACAGAACGTCAGATGCGAATGACGATGCGGCGGCAGCGCAAGGCAGGCAAAGTATTCTGCCAAGGCTGCTGCGGGGAGCTGGATCCGGACGGCGAGCTTTCGGGTATCGAATACGTGAAGACGAAGAGAAATACGGAATGGTTTTTCCACACAGGATGTCTAAACAGTGTCTGGAAATGCAAAATACAGTGGGAGGCGTAGGGAGGTGGTGCCGTTGGACAAGCGGATATTGGAGCAGTACATAGATGCCTGCGCCCAGGTCAAGGAGACAGAAGCAGAGTTGGAAAAGATTAGGAGAGCAAAAAAGCGGCAGGAGCAGGATGCCGTCAAAGGCTCATCACATGATTTTCCATATACGATGCAGACGTATCGGATTGAGGGACTTGCGTATGCATCAATGCAAGAGCCAGGTGCAGAGGATCGTCTGGAAGAAGTGTTAAAAGAGCGCCTGCGGAATGCGGCGCGGATAAAACAGGATGTGGAAGTGTGGATCAATACGATTCCGGTGCGGACGCAGCGTATTATCCGGTACCGGATTTTCGAGGGAATGACATGGGAGCAGGTAGCTATACGCATGGGGCGCGGGGCTACCGAGGCAAGCGTCAAAATGGAATACTTGAGATTTATGGATGAAAAGTAAAGTTTGTTACGATTGTTACGTATGTTACGAATCAACATGATATAGTGTATCATGAAGCTAAAGGCTTAT